ATTGTCAACACCGTGAATGGCAAGCGGTATATTGGCAGCACCGTGAGCTTCAAGACGCGGTGGAAGGCACACAGGAGGGAGCTGAAAGGAGCCAAGCACGGCAACTCCAAACTCCAGCGGGCATGGAACAAATACGGCGAAACAGCGTTCAAGTTCCTACCGATACTCGTCTGCCAGAAGAGCATGCTGTTGTTCTATGAACAGCAACTGCTGGACAAGGTGAAGCCCGAGTACAACATTGCACCGGTTGCAGGGAACACCCTTGGGTGCACGCACTCGGAGGAGACAAAAGCGGCGTGGAGTGTGAAAAGGCGGGGGGTAAAGTTATCGGCTGAGCATAAAGCGGCGATTGCGGCGGGCGGGGTTGGAAGGAAACCAAGCGAGGAGACGCGGCAGAAGCTGTCTGCTGCAAAAAAAGGGCGCGTGGTTTCTGATGAGACAAGGGCTAAGCTGGCGGCTATTAACACTGGGAAAAAGCATACGCCAGAAGCAAAGGCTAAAGTTGCCGCCGCACAGAAAGGGAGGGTATTCTCGGGCGATACTAAGGCAAAAATAAGTGCCGCGCTACTTGGGCGGGTAGTATCGGCCGAGACGCGCAGGAAGATCGGTGAGGGGTCTCGGGGGCGGCGGCACTCCGAGGAGACCCGCGCTAAACTGAGCGCCCTTCAAAAGGGGCGTCCACATTCAGAAGAGCACTTAGCCAATCAGCGTGCGGCAATAATTGCGTATCACGCAGGGCGCCCAAGGCAATCAGAAGCAGAACGAAAGAGTAAGGCCGCAGCCGCGCAGCGCAGGTGGCGGGCGAAGGCTAAGAGGGTGACATGCTAGACATCAAAGCATCGTTCCCACCGGTTGTATCCGCGTTCATGCAGAGCGACGCACGCATACGACATATCATGGGGCCGTTTCGATCGGGGAAGAGTTCGGGGTCTATGGTCGAGTTCGTTCGCCGGGCAGCCATGCAGAAGCGTGGCCCTGATGGCTATCGACGCTCACGCTGGATGTGTATCCGCAACACGATGCCCGAACTCCGGGACACAAGTCTGCGCACATTTTTGAACTGGTTCCCGAGCGGGACTATCGGGTATTGGAAAGAAACCGGGAAGACATACTTCATCGAGGTAGACGATGTGAGGGCGGAAATCCTCTTTCGCGCTCTGGATACTGCGGATGATGTAAAAAATCTCTTGTCACTTGAGGTCACAGGAGCATATTTCAACGAAGTAAGGGAAATTGACAGGGCCATAATTGAAGGAGTTGACGGCCGTATCGGCCAGTTCCCGGCTATGAAAGATGGGGGTCCGTCGTGGTACGGCACGTGGGCGGATACAAACCCTCCTGAAGAAGGCTCATACTTGCACTCGATGTATGAAGGACTTGACCCTGACCGCCCGAAGGAGAAAAAAGCGAACGGGTGGGAAGTGTTCCGCCAGCCAGCAGCGGTTGTAAAAGGTATAGACGGCGAGTGGCATACGAACCCACTTGCTGAAAATCTCAGCAACCTCATCGAGGGGTATTATGAAAACCAGTTAATCGGAAAATCGGACGAATATATCCGTGTAAACCTCGGCGCGGAATATGGGCGGTCCAAGGGGGGGCTCCCGGTGCATCCGCGATTCTCGCGTGAGTTGCATGTCGCTAAAGGCCCGATAATCCCTGACCCGAATAATCTGTTGCTCCTGTCAGCGGACTTCGGACTCACACCCGCGATGGTGTTCAAACAGCAGAACGCATTCGGGCAGGTACTCACGCTTGATGAGGTTGCAATGTTTGGCGTGGGGCTGGAGCGAGCGATCGAAGAGAAGGTTCTTCCGCTCGTGCGGCAGCGTTTTGATGGCTTTGAGATTTTTGTAACGGGCGATCCCAGTGGGGCAACGGGGTCGCAAAGCGACGAAGTATCGTGCGCAGATGTGTTTCGGAGGTACAAGAACAAAGGGCTTGGGAAAGTAAAGTTCGCGTACTCCAATGCGCCGCTTGTGCGCCAAGGCGCGACTGACCATTTTCTATCCATGATTGTGGATCGTGGCATGCCTGCGTATTTAATCGACCCGCGCTGCGAAGCGCTCATCCGCGCGCTCAGTGGGGGGTATATGTACAAGAAATATAAAGATGGGCGCAACTCTACCGATGTCGATAAAAATGACCACAGCCATATTGGGGACGCGAACGGCTACGCGGATATGTACTTCGAAAGAGGAGGCCGCCGGAAAGCCGAGCTAAATGAACGCGGTACTATCCGCGCCCCGCAGAACGTCAACCCGTACTGTACACCCCGCTAAAAAAGGAACCCACCATGGACTTGACCCTACCTCCCGTACTAGACACTGAACAGCTCGACCGCCTCGGTGCGCGCCTGGCCAGCACATTCGCATCCTACGAGTCAGACCGCAAGATTCACGAAGAGCGCTGGTTGAGTAACCTGTTTCAGGTGCGCAAGATATACGAACCCAAAGTCCTGAACATGATCCCGGCAGACAGGTCGAAGGCGTACCCAGGCATGACCGCCTGGATGGTGCGCGGGACGATTGCGCGGCTGATGCAGATGCTCTGGCCCCAGACCGAGAAGAACTACGGCGTGCGCCCTTCGCCGCTGCCCGACCTGTCAGTCGAGCAGTTGCAGCAGGTGCTCGACCAGCTTGTGAAAGAGAAGGCGGGCGAGGGCGACCCATCGCAGGTTGAGCTCACCAACCACGAAATCGAGAAAGGTATCCGCGAGTTTGCCAAGGGCAAGGCGGAGAAGATGGAGTTGAAGATCGACGATGACCTTCAGGAGATGGAGTTCATCACGCTCGCCCGCAAGGTGGTGCGATCGGCGGCCATTTATAACATTGGCATATTGACTGGCCCGTTCCACACCAAGGCAAAAGCGCGCACATGGGAGAGGGATGTCAACACCGGCGTGTATCGGGCGATTGAGGTTGATAAATACAAGCCATTGTTCGAGTTCTTGCCAGTATGGAACTACTATCCCGATCTCACCGCGACGGAGCTGGGCAAGCAGGACGGCGAGTTCGAGCGACACATCATGACGCGCGTCGAGGTGGAAGAACTGGCGCAGCGGCCGGACTTCCTGAAAGACCGAATCACTGACTACCTGACGCGCAACACGTCTGGCAACTATCGTGAGCGATGGTTCGAGAGCGCCATGAAAGGCGAGCCGAAGAGTGCGCAGGCGGCAGTGCAGGGCAGGACGAGTCGGAAGTATGAGGTGCTGTCCTACTGGGGGCACGTCACTGGCCGCGAGCTGCGCAGCGCTGGGATAGATATTCCCGACTCACAGGTTGGCAACTCATTCCACAGCAACGTCTGGATGATCGACAGCACAGTAATCAAGGCGAAGCTGGCGCCTCTGGGCGAGACCATCCGGCATCATCACATCTTCGTGTTTGAAGACGATGACCTGTCTATCCTTGGCAACGGGCTGTGCGACACGCTGCGTGATTCGCAGATGGGGCTCAACGAGACTGTCCGCGCGGCGCTTGACAACGCGAGCGTCATTGGCCCGATGGCGGAGCTCAACACCGACATGCTCGTGCCGGGGCAGAACCACGCGATCAGCAAGCACAAGACATGGTTGCGCGAGAGCAACGGCGGGCAGTCTGATGCCATCCCAGCGGTGCGTAACATCAGCATCGACAGTCACCTGCATGAACTACTGCCGCTGGTGCAGTTGTTCCTCAGCTTCGGCGATAAAGAGTCTGGACTGCCACCTGCCTCGCTTGGCGATACATCACAGGGGGGCAGTGAAGCACTGCGGACGCAGCGTAATGCTTCCATGTTCCTGGGGGCGGCGGCGTTGCCAGTGCGTGATACCGTGCGTAACTATGATTCATTCACGATGTCGGTCATCTCCGCGCTCGTCGCGTGGAACAAGAAGTATGACGCGAATCCCGACCGCGACGGGGATCACAACATCATCGCCCGAGGATCGACCAGCCTGATTGCGAAGGAGGTGCTGGCGTCGTCGCTGGCGGAGTTCAAGGCAAGCCTCACACCGGACGAACTGCCGCACATCAAGGTGCGTGAGTTGTTGAAGGAACGCGCCAAGGCCAACGACATCCCCGTCGATGACTTGATGGAGGACGAGGAGGCCGCCAACGAGACTATCCAGCGCAACGCGCAGCAGCAGCAAGCGACGCAGCAAGCTCAGATGGACCTCGTTGCCGCGCAGGTCAAGGAGGTGCTGACACAAGCGCTGGCTAACGAGGCCAAGGCGTCGGCCGATCAAGCGTCGGTCGGAACGACGGTGTTGCAGACCCTCATCGCGGCGATCAACACCGACAACAAACACGCGGTTGACCAAGCCAAGACTTTGGTAGCGGCGCACGCGGCTGATACTGCCCGGCAAGGGGCTACGACCTCGCCGCAGACAGGAGGCGCGGCATGAGCACAGTCAAGGCAGAGCAGTACAAGAACGAGCTAGACGTGTTCCAGTGCCGCCACGAGGCGGGCATCCAGGCGCTGCGCTCATGGCTGTACGCACGGCGTGACCGCATCAACACTGAGTGGCCTGGCATGGCAGGCGACGACCTGATCCGCGAGCAGGGTGAAGCGCGCGCCATCCATAGAATCCTGAAGCTGATAGACGACGGCCCCACAATCAAACCCACCCCGTAAGGAGAAGCTAGAATGACTATTGACAATGACACCTTTGACGCAGCGTTCGCCGAAGCGGTAGCTTCATTGGATGCGCTACCGGCTGCGGAAACAACACCGGCAGCGGCTGCGGAAACAACACCCGCAGTGGAAACAACACCGGCAGCGGCTGTGGAAACAACACCCGCAGTGGAAACGACACCGGCTGCGGCTGTGGAAACAACACCCGCAGTGGAAACGACACCGGCTGTGGAAACAACACCCGCAGTGGAAACGACACCGGCTGCGGTACCAACTCCAGCGCCCCTACCTGCGCCGGTAGAAACCCCCGAAGCCAAGGCCGCGAGGGAAGCACTGGAGCAGAGCCTCGCCCCCTACACACCTACGGACGAAGAGGCCGCCGCATGGGAGGCATTCAAGCGGGAGTTTTCGAGCGAGGCTGTAGCGCTTGAGGGTAAATTCAAAGCGGTTGATCGGAACATCGATGCGCGAGTGTACAAGGCTGTGCAGGAGATATTCAAGCACGTTGAGGGGCGCATGGCTCCAGTCGAGCAGACTGTTACCACGGCAGCTATCGAGCAGCACGTCGCCGCGCTGCACGCCGCGCACAGTGACTATGATGAGGTGATTACCAAGGTGCCCGCATGGATCAAGACGCTGCCCTCCTACGCGCAGGCGGGGGCGCAGGCGGTGTTCGACCAGGGAACAACCCAGGAAGTAATCGCGCTGGTCAATGACTTCAAGAAAGCCAACAACATGGTCGCTGCTGCCCCAGCACCCGCACCTGCGGCGAAGCCCACGCCGACCGGCGCCGATGATCTTGCCCCTGTAGGGGTTCGCCGCGTGGCGGTGACACAGAAGGGGGCGCCTGACCCGCATGACTTTTTGGCGGCGTTCAACGAGGCCGCAGCCGCTGCGGAATAGCCACTTGCACAAAGTCAAAAAGTATGGCAGACTGTTTGTATGGACATTCGATAACCACGACTTAGGAGCCAGCCATGCCTGCTATCAATTCGTTAACTGAAAAAGATGTATCGGCGTCTATCGCCGATTTTGAGACCAAGCGGCTGCTCCGCACGATGATCGACGGAACCGTGATGCAGGTCGAAGCAGGCGCTGGGATTACCAGCGGAAGCGGCACTGTGTATCGGTCGAGCGTAACCAAGAACAACGGGCTGATCGAAACCAAGATTCTGATTGACCTCACAGGATTGAGTTCATCCACGACTGACCTGGACATCATCGGGACTGGAACCGCACCGGCGCACCTTGGGCAAATCTCTCTTGCTCGCAGCGGCACCATTTTGTCAGGCACCATGACCTGTCTCGAAGTTCCCGCCGGTGGCGTGACGGACATTGACTTGTATTCCGCCAGCGAAGCCACCGGAGTGTTTGATGGGGGTATTGGGGCGCTTACCGAAACCGCGCTGATTACTGCTGGCGGGGCTTGGACGCTTGCGCTGACGAAGGCCATCGGCCAGGCGGCTGCAACTGACCAGTATCTATATCTGACCGGCGGGGCAGCAGGCACAGCCGCAGCATATACTGCGGGCAAGTTCCTGATTACCCTGCATGGATACAATGCGTAATTTGAATCTCAGTACAGTCGATTCCAAAGGTGAGTCGATACGTGGAACACACTTTTAACCCTCACCGAAAGGAAATATCATGACGACACCAGTACAAACTTATGGCGAGATCAGCCCAAGAACGGCTGCCTACGCAATGGCGCCCCTCTTGAAACGCCACGACGCAGAAATGATTCTGGAGAAATTCGGCCAGACCTACCCGCTGCCAACCCAGTCGTCTATTGTTGCCAAATTCCGGCGCTATGAGGCACTGCCGCTGGCCACCACGGCGCTGGTCGAAGGCGTGACCCCGGCTGGTACCAAGCCGACCATCACTGACTACACCGCGACGCTTGAAGAATTCGGCGATTTCATTTCATACAGCGGCTTCATGCTGGATACACACGAAGACCCGATCCTCAAAGAGTACGCATCCTTGTGCGTGCAGCAAGCCGCCGAAACAGTCGAAACTCTGCGCTGGAACAAAATCAAAGCTGGCACGCAGGTGGGCTACTCCAACGGCGGCATCACTTCGGTCAACACGCCTATCTCCCTGGCAGTGCAGCGCACCGCAACCGCCGCGATGCTGCGCCAACGGGCACACTACATCAACGAGGTTGTATCGTCCAGCCCGAGCTTCCGCACGGAACCTGTCGAAGCTGGCTTCGTCGCCATCCACCACCCGGATGTGACCAACGACATCCGCAACATGCAGGGGTTCATTCCGGCCAAGCAGTACGCTGGACAGACCAAGCTGTTCCCGGGTGAGATCGGGGCTGTCGAAGACGTGCGGTATTGCCGTAGCGTGTTGTTCACCCCCTACCTTGGCTCCAGTGGGGTCTACGGTGGTGCTACTTCCACGATGCGCAACACCGGCGGGTTCGCTGACGTGTATCCGGTTATCTACTTGTCCAAGGACGCCTATGGCATCGTGCCGCTCAAAGGCGCGAACGCGATGTCGCTGATCGCCCACAACCCCGGCTCATCCGGCACATCTGACCCGTTGAATCAGCGCGGCACGCTCGGCTGGAAGATGGCGCAGACCAGCGTCATACTGAACCAGTTGTGGCTCTACCGCGCTATGGTCGCAGTGACACTGTAACCCACACAGCGGGGGGCTTCGGCTCCTCGCCTCAACCCCTCATTCAAGGAGAATAACATGGCTGCACCTACCGCAATTGCATACAACCGTGACGGCGGCCCCGTCCAGCGCACGACTGGCTCTGCTACCTTTGACACTGCTGCCACTGACGCATACAGTGCCGACGCTATCGTGCTGGGGTCCGGTGTATTGACCCTGACCCTGGGTTTCGTACCGCGCTACGTACAGGTCATCAATGTCACTACCCGCATAATGACCGAGTGGTTTGAACCCATCGCATCGGGTACTTCGCTCGACACTGCTGCGGCTGGTACTCGCACGCTCAACACCTCCAGCAAGATGACCGTCTCCTCACGAACCGGCGCAGGTGGCTCATCGAGCCAGTCTGGCGGCTCGGCCGATACGACTCCTTCTGGCGTCGTTACGCTGACGCTGAGTGGGTTCGCTACCGACGGCGATTCAATCGTCTGGCAAGCGGCTGGCTGATCATGAAAGTACGCATCGAGGTGGAAGTTGTGGCCAACGGGTTTGAAGTATGTATCCCGAATATCGAGGCCATGAACAAAGCGGAGGCGGAGGCGAAAAAAGCCAAGGCCAAAGACCCTAACAGCTTCACCTCGATGCCGTATCATGGCGACTTCAAGAAAGAGTACATAGCAAAAACCGTAGACGAAGTAATCGCGCTGATTAAACCAGCACTCAAGAATCTGCCCCAGACCGCCTATGATGAGGCGTTCGCTGAGGCAGCAAAGATGGAAGATGATTAATCCACCTCCCACAACACATCTATCAGGAGAGCAACATGTCCAAAGCAAACGACGCATTCAAAGCCCCCGAAGCCCCTGCTGAGACCGACGCGGAGCGGGTCGCCCGCCTGCGGATCAAGGCACAACTGCAAGCCGCCCAGGAGTTCGACGAGGACGCTGTGTATGCCAAGCTGCTTGCCGAAGAGCGCGAGCGCCGCATGCGCGTGATTTCCGGCGACGAGGTTGAATTGCCCACTGACACGCGTGGGATGCCCGACGACTACGATTGGGTGGAGATATTCCGTGGGCAAAGCAAACAGGATTTGCCATACGTTCCCCTATCGCTAGGAGGGCTAGTCATCAAGGTTCCTCGCGGCAGGAAGGTCATCCTTCCGCACGCTTTTGTTGAGGACTGCCTGGCGCTCTGCATCGAGGATGTGACCGTGGTTTCACAGGGCGGATACACCACGCGCCCCTCGCACTGCTACCCATACACCGTGTATGGTAAGGCCACCCGCGAAGAGTACCTTGCCTTCCAAGAACGCGAAAAAGCCCAAGCGCAGCGCGAATTAGCCGTAGCGGCCTAAGCCCCCCGAATGGTCGCGGGTGCTAAGGGGAAGTCATGAGACTCGCTGAAATGTTAGAACACACTGCGCAGGCGCTGCTCGATGACCGCACGGATTTGGTCGAAGGGTCTGAGGATAGCCTGTGGTCGGATGCGTTCCTCACGCGCATGTTCAATGAAGCCCAGAACATACTCTGCCGCAGAAGTTGGAGCATCATAGAATACGGGAAGCCCCCCGCCGGAAGCATTACCCTGCGGGCGGGCGTATCACTGTACCCGCTTCACCCCTCAATACTAAGGGTATTCGATGGTACCCCAGCGCTCCAAACCGCGCCGCTGGGCCGCACAGAGGACATCAACCTGCGCGATACGAGCCTCATAACTCCGTACCCCGCAGACGCCTTCAATGCTGTCGAACTCGGGTCAGCCGCAAGCCTGGCCGGTGGGTCAGCGACACTCTCTGGCGCCCCGCTTGCTTTCGCCACGGACGCGGCCTCGCGCACCATGCGCGTGTTCCCCCCGCCAACCTCTGTCCAGGAGGGGCTTCGCGTCGTGATGAAAGTGGCACGCCTCCCCATCTGCCCACTTTCGCTTGACGATACCAACGCCGAGCCTGAAGTCCCCGCTGAGTTCCATGAGGCGCTGTGCCGCTACGCCGCTGGCCGCGCGCTTGTGCTTCCTAACGGGGATGGCGACCAGAAAGCGGAAGGAAGACGCCTCCTGGCCGAGTTCGATCAGGTCGTGAAAGAAGCCCGGCAGGAACGCCAGCGCGCTGAGAACGGGGGCAACCGCTGGAACTTCGCCAGCACGACCGCTATACTGGGGTGGAGCTAGGGGTCATGGCATCTCCTCGCGGGGCACCTGACCAGGGCGATTCCGATGTTGTCACGTACCGAGAGTTCAACGGCTTGCGTAACGATGTGGATACCGAGCGATTCGAGGCAGCCGACCTCGCGGTCGCAACAAACTGTGACATAGATGCGTCTGGAAGGCTCGCCCGCCGGGCAGGCTACACCAGCAGGATTGTGGGCGCACGGCACTCCCTGTGGGCGGACGAGCATATTAACCTCGCGCTCGTCGTGTCAGGAACGCAGCTTCGCCGCATCAACGCTGATTACTCCGAGTCTGTACTTGGGTCTGGGCTGACTACGGGGGCCCGCATGAGCTACACGCGCGTCAACGACTGGGTGTATTTCAGCAACGGGTATCAGAGTGGCGTTGTCGAGAATGGGGTTGTGCGCGGGTGGGGGTTGCCTGTGCCGGCGTTGCCTGCTGTCGAGGATGTGACCGTGGTTTCACAGGGCGGATACACCACG